GCTTTTTCTTTTGCACTGCGTGGCTTACCTGCAGGTGTTGGCTTAATGCCAAGTCTGTCTAGTTGCTTTTGTACATATGCACGACGTGCTGCTTCTCTTGGAGCTTGCTTAAGTTTTACATATGGCTTAGCAGCTTTAGCTGTAGCTTTTACAACAACAACTGGCGCACTAACTTTATCATACTTTGCATCAGTTACCATACGAGCAGTATTAGCTTTTTTATCTTTTGCTTTTGCTTGTGCAGTCATATCTGCTTGTTCTGCTTTAGGAATTGGTTTAGAAGAAGATGGCTTATTGAAACCTTCTGGTTTACCAACAGCAGGTATTCCACCCTTAGCAAAAAAGTTTACAACACTTTTTCCAATATTACCAACTGCTGCACGATTAGCAGCTGCGGAACCCGGTGTTGGTTTAGTTGATTTTTCCGCTGACTTATATGCTTCTGCCATTGTTGGTTTAGCTGCTGGCTTTTGCCCTGGTGGATATTTTTTATCTTTTTGACTGGCCATGATTATTGCTCCTTATTTGATTTTCTTGTTGGTTTTTTTAAATGCCAATTGATATGGCCATCTAACTTGTCATCTACTTTATCTACCTTACTAGCAACCATTTTTAATAGTTCTCTAGCTTCAGCATGTTGAGTAGTATTTTCTTTTCTAAGGCTTTGAACTACAACAACTAGTGGTCCACCAATAACAGCAACCACTAGCGGCACTAGCCATTCCATTAGATTAGTTCTTTTCTTGCGGGAATCTTTTCAATCTCGCCGGCTTTAAATCTTGGGGAATCTTCCATAGCTCTTTGCTGTTCTCTTTCAGTTGGTCCATGAAAAGCTTCTTGCCCATAAGTAAAACCTAATCGAACATCTTTAACATGACACTTGAAGCAAAGCTGCCTCTTCAGGTCATTTTCTGAGTCAATCGGTCTTTCGCAGGTTGAACACTTCATATATCTCCTATTATACTATAAAATTTTTTACATGTCTAGTAATTATTAAATTCACCGATCCAATGGCGTTCACGAGTCTTCTCTTTCTTAATAACACTCTTAGCAAAATAAGCTAAGGTCCCAAATGCAGGGTCAGTTTTAGGGGTGTACTCTGGTAGCCAAACATACTTAAGCATCTGGTTAGCAATGGCTAGGGACATCACGCGGTCGTCATGAGGGGAACCGTGTGTAGCTCCATTGTCATCACGGACAAAGGTCTTAAGTTCAGCAATCGTATATTCACACTTTAAATCTAAAGCACCGTCTCTTAGGTTAGCATTGAGTTCGTCTATGGCTAGAGGCTTTGACAAGGTTGTTGTGCGCCAACCCAGTTTTTCTCCCGGTTCTGAATGTCGTGTATTTAATTGACGTTGTCTATAAAGATTAATATAATTAGCTTTATGTAAAGATGTTAAAGTTGTTAAACCGTGGTTATTAGATTCAACACCTATTAAAGCTTCATTATAAAAGAAGCCTAATGCATATAATATATCTTCTCCAAATTTGTCTGGATCCACATGCCCGTGCCAGTGAGCAACAATCTGTCCGGACTTAGCATCAATCACATGAGCAGCAGAATAGTCACCTCTAGCTAAACCTTCAGCAACGTCAGCTCCAATAACATACCTAGCACTTGCTTGCGGCAATTGCCATATAGACAAAGGGCCACCAGAAGATTCAAACATGTAGGAGTTCCTAATATCTGAAAGCTTTTTATTAAAACCTTTTTTAGGAACTTCAGTTATAAATTTCATTAAAGCATCAATGTCAAAGACTGGACGCCCCGAACGAATAAAGGCTTCTTCGGGATTTGACGGGTACTCTTGATGTAATTGCCATGGTGGTAGTTCTGCTTTTTGCGCGTCATACCAGGCTTGGTCTCTGTCTGATGCTGACCATGGAAAGAAGATTCCACGGAAACGATTAGTCCCAGTTTGAGAACCATGCCACAAATTAAAGAATATATTACCTTCACCCTTGGCAGTAGACAGACAGATTACTCGACCACCTACGTCAGCAATAGGCTCTATTGATGCCCAGGCTTCTTCAGGGTTAGGCAAGAACGCCATCTCATCGATTATAGCCAAGTATACGGATTCACCACGAGCAGGCTCATTAGCAGATGGCATTGATTCAATTACAGAATCATTACCAAACGACATCTTAAGAACGTTATTTTGTAATAGTTCGGGACCAGATAATCTTATAAAGTCTGGCAAGAACTTGTAGATATATTTAGCTTTAGATAAAAGTTTTGCAGCTTCACGTTCAGTCTTTGAAAGCATGACCACAAATCTGTCTGGCCAAAAGAAAGTAATCCAGAAAGAATAAGCTGCTGCCAGTGTGGAGAATCCGATCTGACGTGCTTTAAGTACTATGGTATATCTATCACTTAACCATACTTTAACAGTTTCTTTTTGCGCGTCCCTTAAAACAAGAGGGATACGTCCTTTGTTAGGATGTTTAATAGATGCATAGTTTTCACAGAAGAAAGCAAATGCTTCTGCTAGTTCTGCTGGTGTTGCGTTCTCTGGACCACGGCACTTACGAAAGTTATATTCGTTTAAGAGTTCATCTAAGTTCACGCCAAAATTCCAATCCTGAATATTTCTTTATTGTTTCTGGCAGGAGCACGTCTTCTGGTCTTCTAGACACTTTTTGCATTTGTGGTCGAATCGTGTGTAGATTCTTAATGCCTGTAAGACTGTCTTCAGAGATGCCTGAGCGGTCTTCAATGTTATTAAATTTATGATTGTATTTCTCAATTTCCAAGAATGCATATATTTTATTAATCTCCTGCTCTGGGTAAGTTATTAAATCATCATAGTCTACAAAATGGAATATGTAACGATACTCTGGAATTAAAGCATGCTTCATAAAATTTAAACTTAAAGCTATATCTTTATCATTGCGCATTAAGAAGTCTGCTCTTCTGTCTGCTAATGGTAAATTGCCAAAAGTTTGAACTAACACTTGTTCATCCATTTGATTATTTTTAGAATCAGGATGAGCATTAATAATTGTATCAAACGAAACTATAACATCTAAAACATTTCTTACTGGACATATTATTTTAATATCTTTTGTTATATATCTATTAATTAATTCTACACCTAGCGGGTTTGGCCAATTAAGATTTTTATCAATAATGTACTTAGCTGACTTGTCTTGGTAAAACGCGTGTGGAATGGTTGCAATCGTGTCATCTATTGCAACGCCTCTATTATAATCTAAATTCTCTAATTCATTGTGACTTTGTGTTTGCGTAAGCATCATTCTAAATAATGGACTTGCCGGCGAAACCCACACATCTGGATTTTGATTTAATATTGCACTAAGTATTGTTGCGCCAGAACGTTGCATCCCAGCCATAAAAAAGAATTGCTTCATTTGTTTCCCTCGTAATTGCTTACTTAATTAGTAATGCCAGATTCTAATTCTACCACTCTTTGTGTCAAAGTTTCTACTAGTTCTGACAACTGTTGTACTGCTTTAATTAAAATTGGATATGTCTTGAAAGGATCTGCTTCCCATGCATCTGGATTATCTTTATGAACCAATCTAGTGTGGTCTGAATAACCAAACGTTTCTTGTAGTGTATCCAAATCTTGAGCAATAAAACCAAAGTCTTTTCTTCCAATAAACACTGTATTAATAACTTCATTACCATCTTCGTCTAAGGTTGGTCGACGATTCCAATCATACATAACTGGACGCATTGCTTTAATGTAGTCTAATCCTACTGGAATATTTTCTATATTAGCTTTATCTCTAACGTCAGATAATGCTGAAATGGTTTGGTCGTTGCAACGTAGGTTAGTGACTGCATTATTACCAAGAACAAACTCATTGCTTACAGTTGCTGTAGATGGTACTGCATAATAGCCAAGACACGTTACGTTACTGCCTGTTGTATTACCTCTACCAGCATTTGAACCAAGAGAAGTATTTTGTATTCCTGTAGTTGTGTTATATAATGCTAATCTACCAACTGCACAGTTATCAACTCCATTGCTAGAGGGTAATGCATAATAACCAACTGCAGTATTGTCTACTCCTGTTACGTTTGACCTTAACGAATACTCTCCAATTGCAGTGTTAGAATCACCAATAGTATTTGAATACATGGAAGCATAACCTACTGCTACGTTATGAGAACCAGTTGTATTAGACTTCAGCGCCCAATAACCGATTGCAGTAATTCCAGTTGAAGTATTTAATTCTGCGGCTAAGTTACCAATAGCAACAACGTCAGTTGCTGTTGTGGCTGTCGTTAAAGCATTATATCCTATTGCAACGTTATTTGAACCAGTTGTAATGGCTTTTCCAGCATAGTAACCAATAGCTACGTTAGAGCTACCTGTAGTTGCAGCATATAATGCTTTTGCGCCAATGGCAACGTTTGGTGGATTACCAGTTGCATTAAAAGTATATAAAGCATTATCTCCAATGGCTACTTGTTTAGAACCAATACTATTCGTGTATAAAGCATTGATTCCAACTGCTATGTTGTTTGTACCAGTTGTATTAGAATATAAAGCATTGCTACCAATTGCTACGTTATAGGCACCACTTGTTAACTTACCTAGTGTGTAGTAGCCAATTGCAATGTTTTGGTCACCAGTAATTTTTCCAACTCCTGGATATGCTCCATTAAACATAGAGCGTGCACCAATTGCTATGTTAATCTGACCAGTGTGTAAACTTATTGCAGCATATGAGCCAATCATTGTGTTATCGCTACCAGTTGTATTATAGTATCCTGCGTTTTCGCCAATAGCAGTGTTTCTATCACCGTTAGTTAAACCTAATGAATAGTGACCAATGGCCATGTTGCGGGCACCAGTTGTTACACCACCAGCATAGAAATCGCTACCACCAAGTGAACGGAAACCTAATGCAACGTTTCTTCCACCAGTTGTAACTTTGCGCAAAGCATCAGTTCCAATTGCAAGGTTTTGACCACCAGTTGTAATAACTTCCATTGTGTTTGCGCCAATAGCAATATTGGAACCAGAACCAGAAGCTGTTGGTGGCACAGCATTGTTTAATGCTTCAAAACCAGCGGCCATGTTATAACCAGTTGCACCCGAATAATAAATGTAACCAGTTACCTGATAAACTGTCCAGCCTATTCCAGTTGGTCCAGTAGGTCCAGTTCCACCTGATCCTGTTGGTCCAGTTGGTCCTGTACTACCTGCGCCGGTTGGTCCTGTAGCACCCGTAGCACCCGTAGGACCCGTTGCACCATTTAAGCCTGTAGCTCCAGTAGCGCCTGTTTCTCCTGTAGCACCGGTCGGGCCTGTCACTGTAGAAGCTGCGCCTGTCGCTCCTGTTGTGCCGGTGGCACCGGTTGGGCCTGTTGCACCCGTAGGTCCTGTTTCTCCTGTAGGACCTGTAAAGCCAGTCGGTCCTGTAAAGCCTGTCGGTCCTGTAAAGCCAGTCGGTCCGGTAACTGTCGAAGCAGCTCCTGTGGATCCAGTAGCGCCTGTCGGTCCAGTCGGTCCTGTGAAGCCTGTCGGTCCGGTTACGGTTGAAGCTGCACCTGTGGCGCCTGTTGCTCCAGTTGGGCCAGTAACCGTAGACGCAGCGCCTGTAGCACCAGTAGCGCCTGTAGCGCCTGTAGCGCCTGTAGGTCCTGTCACGGTTTGAGCTTCTAGCTGCCATGCACCAGGGCCACCTGCACCTACGGAACTAAAAATCCACGTATGGTCGCCATCAGTAAATACTTGACCATCAGTTGGTGATGTCGGAAAATTTATTGCTGCCATTTGTTTTACCCCAATCCAAGATAATGTTTGTTCGTCTTATTGGCCATGTTATGCTAACGTCAAACTGCCGCTTGCATTGAATGTCCAAATTGTATAACTTCCAGAAGTGCTTGACGTGCCAATTGTTGCGGTGACACTAATTCCTGTTGCATCTGCTGTTAAGTATCTTATAATAACGACACCTGAACCACCGTTAGCGCCAATACCAGAACTACCTGAGAATCCACCAGCTCTATATCCACCGCCACCACCACCGCCAGTATTTGCTGAACCAGCTGTTGCAACACCAGTACCACCGCTTGGTGCTGCTGCACCACCGCCTGCTGTGGCATTACCGTTTCCACCAGAGGTCCAGAAAGCACCACCGCCACCGCCACCTCTAGAAACAGCAGAACCAGTGATTGAAGAACTCACTCCAGCACCACCGTCACCGTCTTGTGCACTTGCTGCAGTTGTGCCATTTTTACCTACACCACCTGCACCGCCACCACCGCCACCTGAACCGGAAGAGCCACCAGCGCCACCGCCGTTGCCTCCGGCATAACCTTGGTTGGCTGTTCCAGCTGCGCCTGTGTTGGTTGTCCCATATCCACCACCACCACCTGAACCACCTACTGTTGGTGCATATGCTGTAACTGAATTAGAACCACCTCTACCACCACCAGTTGAAGTTATAGTTGTTATTCCAGAGCCAGAAATTGAAGAATTACCTCCAGCAGTTGCTGGAGTCGAAGCATCTATTCCACCGTTACCACCTGCACCTACGGTAACCGTGTATGTTGCGTTTATCAAATTTATACTTGATTCTGCTGATGCACCTCCGCCAGAACTTTCACCAGAAACTGAACATCTATATCCACCTGCACCTCCGCCTGCTGCTTCCCATCCTTGCGAATAAGAACAGCCTCCACCGCCTCCGCCTGCAATCACCAAATACTCTACATTTAGACTGAGGGTAGATGATATTTGTGATGCTTGATAACCAAGAGTAATATTAGGCATTATGCTGAGGTATCTCCCACAAGTATATATGTGTCAGTTGCAGTGCACACTATAGAAGCACCAGAATATTGTGCTCTAAGTTTTAAACCTGGTGTTCCGTTTACGGTTGCTGGACTTGACGCGGCAACAGTCACTTGTCCTGCATCCATTTGCAACAAATCTATTCTTTGACCAACCGACAAATCAAGTGAACCATCAACAGTTATTGTTTTTGCGGTTGCAGATGTAACCGTTATTAGTTTACCTGCATCGGCTGTTAGTAGAGTGTAGTTAGCTGTTTTATTCTCAACAGTTTGTGCAAGAGCAAAAGAACCCGTTGGTCCAGTAGCGCCTGTTGGACCAGCAGCACCTGTGGCACCAACATTAGCATTACCAAACTCAACCCATTGTGAACTTGTTCCGTCATCATAATAAATATACGTGCGGCCATCATTATTGTTATACCAAACTTCGCCAACAATTGGTGGTGCTGGAGCAGTAGGGCCAGTGATTTGGAATTGTCCATCATCACCCGTAGGGCCAGTCGGTCCAGTAGATCCAGTCGGACCAGTTACAGTACTAGCAGCTCCCGTAGCACCCGTAGGACCCGTTGGACCTTGTGCACCTGTTGGGCCAGTGACCGTTGACGCTGCGCCTGTTTGACCTGTTGGCCCAGTAGGACCAGTAACGGTTGATGCAGCCCCAGTTGGTCCTGTCGGACCAGTCACGGTGGATGCAGCACCTGTCTGACCTGTTGGACCTGCGGATCCAGTAGCTCCTGTAGCTCCTGTAGCGCCAGTTGCTCCTTGGGGTCCTGTAGGTCCTGTTGCGCCAACATTAATCAAAACCAAGATTACTGAATGGTTGTTTGCAAATCCTGGTGTTGTTCCAGTTCCACCGCTCGTAAGCAATGAAACCGCTACTTCAACATATCCTGTTTGTGGAACAGCGTTAGAAGTTACATTGAATTTTTGGTAGTTGTTTGAATCGTTTGCATCTTGGATGTAAAGAACATCGTTAGTCTTGATAAGAGCAAGGAAGATGTCAATGTCATAACCATCTTTGTCAATGTGTGAAATTTGTAATTGTGTTGCAGAAGTTTGCGTTGCGTTGTTATAAGAAATATAAGTATTGCCTGGGTCACCAGAAGTTGAACCAGTATTAATCTTGTAATCATAGAACGATGAAGATTGACCTTGAGCTCCTGTGGCTCCAGTAGGTCCTGTCACCGTAGATGCTGCTCCAGTTGCTCCAGTAGCGCCTGTTGCCCCAGTGGCTCCTGTGGCTCCTGTGGAACCAGTGGCTCCAGTTGGGCCAGTGACCGTAGATGCAGCACCGGTAGCTCCTGTAGGTCCTGTGGCTCCTGTGGCTGCTGCTGTTCCTTGAGGACCAGTAGAACCAGTAGGGCCTGTGAAACCAGTAGGTCCCGTAAATCCAGTTGGACCTGTAGCTCCAGTAATGCCTTGTGAACCCGTAGGTCCGGTTACTGTACTAGCAGCACCTGTTGCGCCTGTTGCGCCCGTGGCTCCTGTAGCTCCTGTTAAACCTGTAGCTCCTGTCGGTCCTGTAACTGTGGAAGCAGCTCCTGTTGCACCAGCAGCTCCTGTAGCACCTGTAGGACCTGTTATTGTTGATGCAGAACCAGTAGCTCCTGTGGATCCAGTTGGACCAGTGTTTCCAGTGGCACCAGTTGAACCTGCTACACCTGTTGGACCAGTTGAACCTGTTGCACCTTGATTACCTTGTGGACCAGTATAACCTGTGGGTCCTGTTGGACCAGTAATGCCTTGTGCGCCAGTAGGTCCAGTACCACCAGGACCAGTAGCTCCAGTAGGTCCAGTAGCACCCGTAGAAGATGCAGAACCTGCTGGACCAGTATAACCTGTTGGTCCTGTTGGACCTGTAGCACCTACGCTACCAGTAGCACCCGTTGGACCCGTATTAACCCATGGTAGATTATTCCAGTTAGTAGTACCATCACCAATTTTAAATCCTGGACCAGGAGCTGTTGCTGTTGCAGGACCTGTTGCAGGAATGGTTTGTGGTGGGCCTGCATCAATGCACACGCCCATTTCGCCGGCCATCAAAATTGGGTTGTAGTTGTACCAGTTAGCCTGGGTATCTCTACGCATTTGAACTAATACAGCCATTTAAAATCCTCTTCTTTTTATAATATCTCTTCTTTGGTCAAGTACATATTCTGCTGGTGATGTTCCAGCTGCACCTTGACTTGCGTCAAAGGTTCCTACGGCTACTACACAAGAACCAGTAGCTGCCGCTGAGCTAACATTACTTGCTACTTTAGAATAAGTAAATGTTGTTGTGGTTGGTACTGTTGCTATTCTATACGTTCCATCAAACGTAGTGTCAATATTAGAAACATAAACGCTTTGTCCTACGGCGAATCCATGGGCAACTGGCGTTGTTAATGTGGCAATATTTGATGTCAATGCTTTATTAGAAACTGTAACTCCTGCTGCCAGTGGTGTGGCATCTGGTGCAATGAGATAGTGGAATTGAATTGATAAAGCCGCGCCGCCATCAACAATTGTTTCATCTTGGTGGTCAACGAGCAATTGGTCCTGCTGATTCTGCAACTCTCTTTTTAAAGTTGTCATCATGCGCGATATAGTAACGTTACTACGTCCTTGCAGAACGTCATTACCCGGCGCAGTCCAAACGGCTCTGATAACAATCACCCAACCTTTTCAATTGACATGGTAGGAAGCACACTTACTTTCTTAGTTTGATTCTGAGTTATTTCTAATATAGCTGCTTGCAATTCGGCATCACTTAATTCTTTAATTGAAGTTTCAGTTTTAATATTAAGAGTCTGCGACTGCTGAATATAACCAGTTGCCTTTAAATAAAGTTCGGCACTTTTGGTGTCACCAGAGATTCCTTTAATGTAAATTGCATCAAGTAACTTCTGAGTTCTTTCAGGGCTTTGGGACATTCCTTCGACGCCAAGTTTCCAACGCTCTATAAACTGTTTTTTCTTTTCCCAAGTTCCTAATGTATTAAAATGTACACCATGTTCTTCGGACCAAGCCTTCTTCGTGCTAGGCATTCTAGAGTCTTCAGGGGTCAGCAGCCAGGCAAGATATGCTTCTTGTTCTTGTGAAAGGAATAAGTTTTCTGTTCTGGCCATTAGGCATTATCCTTCTGATTAAATGTGTCCTACATAGTATATAAAATATTTTACATAGATTTGGTGATATATCACAAGTATATCAGATAATACTGTGTTTTGTCTTGACAAGGCATTACTATGACTGCTATAATGAACTTCTTACTTCTAGGAACTGCAGAAGAAAGAAGAGAAGTTATAATAACTTCTTCTACTTCTTAAGCTTCTTGAGCAGTAAGAAGTTAACTTCAAACGGATAATACTATCACAAAATAAGGAGAAAGCCAAAATGGCCGCAGAAACAATTAAATTCAGATTAGGTAAGAACCCATTAATTAAAGAGAAGATTATAATATTAGAAGAAACAGATGGAAGAAAAGCAGTCATCTTCCCGCAATACAGAATTAAAGAAGACATACAGCATGCTGAGGTTGCCAAAGAAGGAGAACTGTTAGACCTTACCGGCAAGTGGGGTGTAGACAAGAAGTCAGGCGCACCGCAATTTTTTGTAGATTCAGCATACAATGCCGCATATACAGCACCTTACGTATTTGAAAATAAACCTAAGACTAAAGTATATAAGGCAGATGAAGTGGATCCAGTTAACGACTTCATTATCGGTGGCCTTTCCACAGGTGGTAAGCCTATAGTAGCTTCAGACCCTAAAGAAGATAAGAAGCAATATTATACTGACGGCGACTGGTACTGGTATCAAGGCAACGCCCACAAAACACCTACGAGTTTTTAATTTTTTTTATTTTATGAGAACTATACCATTAAATATAAGAATAGAAAACGCCGTAAAGAAAACGGACAGTAACTGCTGGCTTCTCAAACCCCACAAGGGCTGTAATGGGTATGCCAAGTTAGAAATACGAGGAGTGTACAAACGAGCACACAGAGTGGCCTACGAAACATATGTCGGATCCATCCCTGAAAAGATGATGGTCTTACACCATTGCGATATTAGGAACTGTGTTAACCCTGAACATCTATGGATTGGTACTGCCAAGCAGAACACTGATGATATGATTAAAAAAGGTAGGTCACGATTTGTAGGTAGACCTAAGAAGCTACAGGATTTTGAAATAGACAAAATCTCTGATACAATAGAAGCCTCTTAGGAAAGCCCTGAGAGACCTTAGGAGCAATCCTAAGGTACATAATCAGTGATGATGAACTAAATAGTAACGAACTACTTCTATGGGATTAGAGCAGTTCTCTCGAAGGAAAGGGCCAGGGATTAACTTCTCTGGTCTTTTTCTTATTATACCCTGAATGATATTTGGCATTGATAATAATAAACATAGGGCAGTACTTAATGAAAAAGGGGTGGGGGGGTACCGGGAAAAGAAGGCGGCGGGGGGGTAAGGATTCTGAAGATATGCCGTATGTCCCTAGATAGATAGAGTATCTATTATATATATGGGGT